AAAATTATAGATGTTGTTTCTGGCGTTACAATTACAGGTGTTACACTTGCAACATTATATTTTTTTAAATTGTTTACAATATTTAATTTAGTTGCTTCTGTTAATGTTGCACCTGACTTAGGAACTACACCAATATAAACTGTGCCATAAACAGGTGTTTCAGCATCCTCTCCCCCATATGCACTTATTGATTCTGCATTAGGATAAAATGTTTGTGTTAAAGTTTCATAGTCTTTTACTGTAACTGCCCTATTTTGTGATTGAAAGTTTAAAGGTGCATTAAATCTAATTGAGTTATTTGATTGTGCAATACTACCACCTTGTGCAACAGATTTAGTTGTAATACTAACATCTGTAAATCCACCAACAGTTCCCCCTAATACAAAAGTAGAGGCACCGTTAGCGGCGTCTTTATTAGTTGCAATGTATTCTAAGATTACAATATTACCATCTGTTAAAGATTTTCCTAAAGTACCATCGCCGAAGTAAACTTCAAATCTACCATCATCTTGTTCTTGTAAGAAATAAACTTTTGATGTACCATTCAATTCTGTTAGTGTGTTTGATTTAGTATAAGTGTTAGTTGTAGTATCACTTGATGAGTTTTGTATTTTTACTTTTAATGTAGATGTATCTGCTAAATTAGTTGGTATAATAAACTTCTGGTCTACATCTGAAGAATCTACAGTATATTGAAATGTAACTGCTGTACCTTCATAAATTTTTACATTTTCAAATTTATAAACACCATCTGTTGGTGTCATTGTAATAGCTTCATTAGTCAAAAATTCATAATTTAAACCGTCAATAGATGTTACAAAAGAAGTTCCTTTTGCCATAGTGATAGAAGCTGTTGTAGTAGGAACACTATTAACAAGTATATCAATAGTTGCCATAGGTGCTGTAACAGATGTAGGCGTATAACCTAATTGTTTTGCTAATGCAACAACATTTTTACGAATGTCTGCACTATCTAAATATAATTCGTTTGATAACATATTAGCGTTATATGCTAAATAATGTGTATTGTATGCCAACAAGTCTATTAGTACGGACATACCTGAACCTTCAAAGTCATAGTCTGAAAATTCTGCTTGATTTTGTAAGAATGTTTTTAGATTATTTCTTATACCATCATAATCTAATTCTGATACATCTAATCTATTACTAATTGCATTTGTCATTTTATCTTAATCTCTCTAAAAATGTGTCTACTACTACTGGCTCTTGTGTACCCTTAATTAAAAAGTGAATACTAACACTATAAGCATTTCTATCTTCTTGATTATTGATTATAATATTACTTACACTAATTCTAGGTTCAAACTGATTTAATATCTCTGCAATTTTAACTTGCATAAAATGAGATGTTAATTCAGTCATAGGTTCAAATAATAAACCTCTAATACCTGAACCAATCTCTGGCCTAAATGGTTTCTCATAGTTATTGAGATTAATTAAATTTCTAACACTTCTTTTAATTGCTTCAGCGTCTGTAAGTTTGTTTACATCTTTAGTTACTGAATTTAGACCAAAGTCTAAGTCCAGGTCTTTAAAAGTCCTGCTGATTCTATTTGAGTTATTAGAATTTGTAGCGTCCCATTTTGGCATAACGCTAACTATTTATACGGACTATGCTGTCCTTTTCCACATATAGACAACAATATATGGTTGAACAATAGTATGTGCTTGTCCACTACCTGTAAAACTTGTATTACAAGGGGTGCCGATTCCTGAACCAGCGTCTTGAACAAACTCTTGGTTACCAGCTGCACCACCAAATCCTGCTGTAGAATCATTAGAACCTATCGTATGTCTATGAGAGGGTAGTTGTGCCTCAGTAAGAGTATGAGTTTTAGAACCACCAGTTTCTTCTGCTGTATCAAAATCTGTATCTGAAGAATCAATACCAATAAGAACACGACCTTCGCCAAAAGCAGACCATGTGCCAAATCCTAATAGTGTTCCTGGATTTGTTGCATTAGTGGCGTTCATATAAATTGAACCAACAGGATATGCATTTGCGATTGTAGCAGTTACACCTGTCAATGTTGTAAATGAAACTTGACCCTCACCATTTGTAGACATAACTTGTCCACTATCACCATCAGTTGTAGGCATAACATAAGTACCATCACCACCTAAATGAGTTAGGTTAGCATCCATTTCTGTATGTGTTAATGCACTACCTTTTACACTTCGTTTTGTTAATGCCATTATCTACTCCGGTTTTGTAGGCCAAGTTATAGTCGTAGGAAAATCAGATTGTTGTGGAACATCTCTTAAAGCTTGTCTGTAAGTAGTTATAGCGTCTGGCATTGTTACATCTGAATTTCCATAAAAATCTGTTTCTTTTAATAACCAATCTCTTTGTTCTCTTATATCTAATGCTTTTTGTTCATCTGTTCTTAAATCTTCAAAAACAAAGTTTTCATCTACATATTTGTTTGCATTTATTTTTAATGCTTGTTGATATACTTCTTGTGTTACTGTTACTTTTGGTTCATCTACTGTATCAGTATCTTCATACCAACCCAACAATAATCCATTTGAATCTAATTTTGCTATCATTATGTTTTTCTACCTGTAATCAAAGCCCAACCTTGTATATTTGCTTCAGCATTACCTAATGTTATTTGAGTTGCTGATATAGAGTGTACTCTAATATGTCCACTTCCAGTATGTTCAGGTGCAACATAAACACCATAAAAATTATCCATAGCTAGTGGATAAGTTATTGTGTGGTTACCTGTTGTTGATTTTCTTAACCATTGAATAACAAAGTCGTTAGTAAATCTTATATATCCATTTGAGTTATCTGTTGTACCAATACTAGCAGCTGCAACATCACTAGTGGCAAGAGCAGTATTAATTTGTGTTTGTATTGATGATGTAACACCATCTAGATATTGAAATTCTGTGCTTGAAACACTACCGTCTGCAATTTTAGAAGCGTCAATTTCTGCTGTTGATTTTATATTTGCATTTACAATATTTGTAATTGTGTTATTATCACTATCTATACTTTTGTTTGAAAATGTAATTGTTTTAGATGATAATCCTAAAGTTGTGCCATCACCTATTTCGTTATAAATTTCTAAAAAGTTATCATTTATAATATCTCCACCAGCTCTTAAAGATGAACCTGTTCCATCATCTGCTACACTACCTAATCCTATAATTTGTTTTGCCATTTAACTATTTATGTGCTTACTCTATCAAATTTTACATTAGTATCATCAAAAGAAAAAGATGTACTAGAAAATCTGGTTCCTATACCAACAGCGGCCTCATTCGTTATATCAAAAGTATCCTGGTCGGATACTGTATCACTAAAATATTGTCCTACATATGATATTATAGGATTTGTTGTACTAGGATTATTTTCTAAGTAATCATCATCAAAATATTGAAACAAAGATGTTTCAGTATTAAAAACTACATCTGGGTCGCCTAATGTTGTATTGTTAAAATTTAATGTTATTGATTGTGTGTTATCTGTTAAAACTGCCTCTACAGTTGTATTTGCGCCATCGGCCTTAACAGTAAATGTACCTGGATTATCTACTTCTATTATTTCATAGGTAATACCAAACTGTGTAGGCATTATAAACCGCCGACATTTGCTAATACACTAAGAGAACCCATAGCACATACCGTAGGTGGATAACAGGGAAGATGTCCTGAAGTAGGACTACCGGTAACTGCAATAGGTCTACCACCTACTAAAATAGATGAATGTATAGGTATCGCCATATCAGTACATGCTGTTACATCACCGAATCTAACAGTTGGTTTACCATTTGTAAGAACACTTAAAGAACCGGTAACAAATGCTGTGGCATGATATGTTTCGCATATATGCCCTGCATGGAAATCGCCTACTCTCATAACTGGTCTACTCATATTAATCTCACTAGAAAAGTCCACACTTCACTTGTAAATATTGGTAGTGTAGATACATATTCTGTTACATTCTCATATAGAGATTTTACAGGCTCATTTATCTCATGAGTTTCTTTATC